GGGAGGTGCACATACGCTTTTCAACCAACTTGGAAGTTAAGCTCTTGTGTGCCAGCAGCGCGCGGAACGGACGCGTCGATCTGCATGCCCGCGCCACCGCCTGTAAAGACTGTTGCGCCGCCAAAGCGGTTAAGGATAACCGATGCCAACGCGCCAGAAGTTTGGTTATCATAATCTGCGATCATTGTAACGCCATCGATATTGTCTGTTCCGGCTAGGTTACGAAGGACTGGATCGATTGCCATAGACACTGTTGATTGACCACGTACGAACAAACGAACGCTACCACGATCTCCGTTGGCGCCAACTGACTTGAACATGGCAGTTTTCTTACCGCCAACTACCACTGTACCGCTTTGAAGTTCGAAGCGACCGTCGATAGAGGCTGAAACGAATTCGCAAGAATTACCAAGGTCGCCGCCAGTTCGGGCAGTGACTGATGTTTGGCATGCCAACCCGTCAGCGCCAGTGCATGCTGAAGCTGTAGAACCCATCAGGGTAAATGGCAAAGCAGTTAGACCAGCGAGAACGATTGCAGAAATGCTTGGAACTGAGATAATGTTTTTCATAGTATAATTCCTTTCGGGAATTGTTGGGTTGATCATTATGATCTGGTTGATGATAAAAGTATTATGACATAGTAGAGATGGGATGTAAACCCCCTAAATAAATTATTATTAAATAAATTCATTCATTTTTACATTGCGATGATCAATGACGTGGTACTGAAGAAGTCCGTCATTGTTTTTAGCTGTGACCCAAACCATGGCATCATGGTCGGTGTTAAAATAAGCAGTTGATTTAACGCCGTTTTTTAGAACGGTTGTAGCTACGAACATCTTCATAATGTAATTCCTATTTGTTTAGTTATTAATAGTATTATGACATATTACGATTGGGATGTAAACCCCCTAATCGGATAAAAGTGGAACTATTTCTAGCTCCACTTTATTAGTATTAGTATTCGAATTTCATGCCGATTACAGCAGATGCACGATTAAAGTCTGCATCTGTGCCATAGCTGGCATATGCAGTAGATGTAAGCGCGCCTTTGCCCATTGGGTATTCAGCAGTAAGCGTTACGCCCTGGAAAAGCTCTTCGTCTAGTGCACGAAGGTTAATTTCAGTTTCTGCAGTAAATTCAAAGCCGCCTACGTCATAGCCTACGTATGGGGAAGCTGTTGCCAACCATTCTCCGCCAACTGCGTCATAATGCACGTCAGCTTTGGCGCCAGCGTTCAAGCCAGATGTACCAATTGGTGCTGCGAATGCAGCTGTTGCAGTAAATCCAAGAGCAGCACAAATTGCTGCGATCGATGTAAAGTTTTTCATATTAGTTCCTATTAATCCGTTACAAGTGTAAGGTGTGTTTGAGGTGGGGTAGTGAACGTATTTATCGTCATAGTATCGGTATCTCTACCGAGTAGGTTATCCATAAAGCTGCGCACGTTAATGATTAGATCATCCTGGGTGCCGTTGTTATCGATAGTATAGTCTGCCATCCACTGCTTAAGACTGTTGCTTGATTCGTCTTCGGGTGGTAGATGATCGGACCGGTCGACCCATACACAGAGATCGAAGATGCCTGCGTTACGGATAGCGTGGAACTCGCGCTTGTTGCGAAGTCCGCAATAGATATCAGACTCTTCGAATATTTCACGGCCGAGTCGCGTAGGATCCATATCACAGTATTCTGAGATAAGGTCATACCATTCTTTACGATGATTAGAACGATCTTCGAAGCAAGCTTCTGGTGTTTCATAATCATATTTATCTTTAAGTGCCGGGAAGATTACGTTCTCGTTTGCAAATTCTGAAGAGCTGCGATACGTAAGACCGTAGTGGGTACGCATAAGATCTGCCACAGTATCTTTACCGTGACGACCATATCCAATAATTAAAATGCGTGGGTTATCCAAATCAAGGTCGTCGGCAGTTGTAGTCATATTAGTTCCAATCTCCGTTCCATGTGTAAAATAAGTGATCGCCAATACGATCGGTGAGTGTCATAGACTTATGCTTTGCCCAACGTGGCTTAACATAGTCTGCGTGATAAAAGGTAGAATCACCAACGATGTTAGGTTCTACGCCATTATATACTTTAGAAGCAATATCAAGGATATCAGTGTAAGCTTCTGTATTCGCTGGACGATCGGATTTACCATCGTGTGTCCATGAGAATTGATTGGGTTGCCATACAACGTTACATACTGATGTAGGCCAATTCGAATGTTGCGAGCGATTTAAAGTAACCTGTGCAACTGCTACTTGACCTTCACGTGTTTGGCTACGTGCTTCGAAATAGATGTTTGTAGCCAGACATGATATTTCTTTGCTGCTGTCTCTTAGCTTAGGGCGAAGAGAACTAGTAAGACCAGTCGAAGGTAGGTCGATCTTATGTTGTGCACTAAGCTCTGTCGTGCTAATGGTTACGAGTGTTGCAAGAACTGCAGCATTTCCAACGATTGCCAATTTAGTAGATAATTTCATAATGTATATCCTGTGATGATGTTATTACTATACACCATGTGAATAAGGATGTAAACCCCCTAATATGATTTAATTCCATTACACCAGTTTGTTGCTGCACTTTTTGCATAGGCAAGGGAGCGACTAGCGTATTCTTCGGTTCTCATTAGCTTTTCACTATCGTTGTAGAATTCCACAAAGGGAATTTCTTCTTTAAAGTTAAAGCAGACAACGCAATAAGCGCCTTCTACTACATCGGAGTGGTATTTGCCAAGAGACTTGATCATTTCGAAACGAACTCCTCGGTCATAGGGAAGATATAAGCAATCTCTCTTGCAATGTCACGAGCTAATTCAATGTGCTCTAGTTGCGTGCCGTTACCCGTGCGAAGCTCGATGTAATGGATCCAAGAGCGTAGGGTAGCATTGGCAAACAAGCGGGATACGGTATTACCTTCTGGCAGTACTACACGTGCTTGCTCTTTGGCAATGCCATTCTCGATAGCCCAGTTATATGCCATTTTGGCTTCGTAAATAATCTGCGACTGCTTAAAATGCCATGCCCGGGATAATTCTTCATCAGAATTAGCAATAGAGTTCTGGCGGTTCTTTGTATCCTGTAGTCGGGCTTCACGAATGACAAAAGATGTTTCCATGTCCTGTGGATCTGCGTAGCGCTGACTAAACTCTTGGAAAGACATAGACCTATGGCGAAGCAACTGACGTGCAATATCGCGGGTAGTTTCAATACCAAGGGTGCAGCTTACCATCTCAAGCGGTGACCAATGCTTATGCTTAATCAGATAACGAATAAGCTTATCTGCAGTTTTGGTATTCATTTCATTTGCGGGATTAGATACTCGTGCACAATAACTAATTAAGTTCTGTACACTATCTATTCCTTCGCGCTCAAGCTGTGCAGAAGCCTGTGGCTTAACGATTGTCCATACTTTCATATTCTTACTCCATTTTAAAGTCTTTGAACCGCTGTGCGGTATTGGTCTGATCGAATGTCGGGGTATCGTCCATAAGAGTTTGTTCGGATTCATCTACATCGAACAATCGCATCTTAGATCTATCTATACCAACCACAAAGCGTTTATCTGAGCTTACGTCGTTATAGCGATTTTTAAGCTGCTTAATTGCTAATTGACCTTGTTGCTCCAATTCTTCAGTAGACACCAAAGCAATCATTAAGTCGGCGGTAGCGGGTAATCCAAAAGACTCGGACGTATCTTCAAGCCCAACATCCGAGTTACCATAACCAGAACGCGTCGTCTGCGTTGCAGTCCAGATCGGTAAGTCGAATTCGACTGCGAGCCCACGAAGCTCTTCGGCAATAGATTTAATGTAGGTATACGAATTGGTTTGTCCTCCCATTTTCATACGTGATGATGCACAGATATTAAGATAGTCAATATAGATAATATCAGGCTTAAATGATTTCTTTAGCTTTAATTCGTTTAGCAATGCCCGAAAGTGATTGGCATTTGCTTGACCAGTAGGATATTCTTTTACGATTAGATTACCTTGGGTCTGACGTTTAATACGTGCAATCTTTTCAGAGAACATATCTTTGCTAAGATTCTCAAGCTGGTCGATAGGCACATCCATTAGGTTAGCATCGATACGCTCTGAGATACGTTCTTCGCTCATCTCTGCAGTAATATATAGAACGTTTAGACCAGCGGAGATGTTTGCGGCTGCAAGGTGACACATGAATAAGGATTTACCCACGCCCGTGCCCGCGAGAGCGACGTTTAGTGTCTTATTGGGAACACCACCTTTTGTAGCACGATTAAGTATTTCCAGATCGAATGGGACACGTTGTTCTTCGGTGTGGTAGAATTCGAAACGCTCCATAGCATTTTCAAGGTAGTCGTGACCAATATTCGTGTCAAACGAAACGGATAGTGCAGTGCTTAGGATATCGGGTAAGGCATTCTTTGTAAGTGTTTCATGCTTACCGTCGATAATAGCAATGCCTTCCATAATAGCATTAAAGACCGCTTTGTCCTGGCACCATTTCTCAGTAGCATCCAACAGCCATTCGTCGTCGACTTTTTCTTCTGCAAAGATAGTAGGCATAATTTCCATTGCATAAGCATATTGGTCGTCGGAAAGATTGGCTTCGTCTACTGCGATCTTAAAAGGTTCTGCTGTAGGTAGGCGATTATATACCGCAACATACTTACCGATTTCAATGTAAAGCTTCCGGTATACACCTTCGAAGTATTCAGGCTTAATAAAGGGAAGCGCTTTACGAGTAAACTTTTCGTTGGTGAGCAGGTTGCGTAATACAACCTGCTCGATGTTAATTCCACTTGGATTCATTAGGTTGGTTCCTTTATTGCGTCGTGCAGAATTCCCTTCAGAACTTGGCCTGCTGCTTTCTGCAGGTCTTCGTCTTCGACACTAATATCAAGAGGGGATGAATGCAAGTCTATGTTAAAATGCAAGTTGCCGTTATCTTTTAATTCGATAGCACCAAACTGGATTACCGACTCCGTGAAGTCGCCTGACAGGAATCGCACCTGCCAAGCATCGTCACCATTCGGAATAAATTCATAATCTTTATTCTCGACCAGCATTTATTCCTCCATAACAATAGCATCATTGTCAACCAAAGAGTCGGAGCCAATGCTATATTGTTTTTGCAAGAAGTCTTTGAAGTCTGTGTCCTTGAAGATTGGGTCCCAGAATTCATCTGTAAGAGTTTCTTTGGCACGGAACTTAGGATCTACCAATTCGCCCGTTTCTTGATCGATCCGGCAATACCAACCATTCGAAGGTTTACCAGCATAGTTGCCTGCGAGTGCTACATCCAATAGACCGGATAGCTTTTCTACGCCGCCTTCCCACGATACGGAGATCGGGATCTTAGACTTTTCTTTTACGAAGCGAGACTTTTCGATGTTAATAACAAAGTGGTAGCCTTTGATCTCAGTGCCAACTTTATCCTGCTGACGCCCAATAATCCAGATGTTATCTGCAGAGTAGTAAATGCCTGTGCCACCGGATACGATAGCCTTAGGGAACAAACCCATCTCTTGATAAGTATGGTTAATAGCTACCATTGGGATGTCGCGCATCTTCAGGTAAGGTGTAGCCATACGGAACAATGACTTAAGCTGCTTGGCCCGTGTCATGTCTGCGACTGACTTTTCGTTTAGTGCGTCGTCCATTTCTTTCTTAGATGCAATGTTACCAATAGAGTCAATAACCACGATAACTTTGTCTTTGCGGTTAATCTCTTGCAGCTGGTTAATCATGTCGAACTTAAGCTGTTCGATGTCTGTAACCGGTGTGTGGAATACCCGCTCGGTGTCAATACCAAACTGCTGGAAGTATGACTGTGGTGAACCAAACTCCGAATCATAAAACAAAAGCACGGCGTCTTTATACTTATTCAGATACGCTGCTGCCATAAGCAAAGCGAACGAGGTCTTAAAGTGCTTGGAAGGTCCAGCCAATACGGTAAGGCCTGACTGCAAGCCACCGTCTACCGAGCCGGACAATGCCACGTTAATCATAGGAACGTCAGTGGCAACAAAGTCTACATCGTTAAAAAACTTAGACGTCGACAGGATTGCCGACTCTTTCACTTTAGAATTTTTCTTAATCTTATCCATAATATTGCTCATGGTTTGCTGTTCTCCTTATAAGATATATTTTGTTCTTTCTCCCGGTCATCCAAATTATAGGATGCTCGGTAGTTATTATTAATTCTAACACACTCTTCGAGTAATGTAAACCCCTCGTATGCATTAATAAGTGCAGAGGTGTCTTTCGGGAAGCATGCTCCGCCAAAGCCTTTCTTACCATCAAAGCCTGGCACTTTCGTATGAGATGAACCAATACGTTCATCCCGGCCGATTGCATTTATGACTGTATGTGATCGCGCGCCTGCTGCCTCGCATACCTCTGCAAGCTGGTTAAAGAATGTAACCTTTGTTGCAAGGAATGTATTAATCCCATACTTAATCATTGCTGCTTCTTTAAGGGATACACGAATGAACGGTGCAGCGTTACACAGACTGTGGTGCTTATAGAGATATTCAAGGTATTCATTATCATGGGTAATGATATGGAACGGGGGATTAATAATGTCTTGCTTCGCTTGCCCTTCGGTCAGGAATTCTGGGTTATATACTAGGTTGAGTTGGTAGAATTTGGGATATACTGTATCCATAAGGTTATCCCCATTAAAGAAGTCAGGGGTAACCGTAGACTTAATCACGATCATTGCCGTTGTCGATCCGCTCGGCCCAATGCATTGCCTTAATACATTTTCAAGGATAGTAGTATTTACTGAACCATCATCCGACATAGGGGTAGGCACACAAACGAATAGTGCATCGTATTCTGATAGATCGCCAAGATCCTCGAACCTATGTCCGTATTTAGGATCATTAATAACCACCTTAACGCCGGGTGTACTAAAGGCATACTCGACTGCCTTTCCTACAAACCCATGGCCAATAACACCTATTTTTACTTTAGATGAATTCATATTCTACCTTCGCTTCCGTAAACATTGCAATGGTTAATTCCACTGAAGCTCTCCAGCGTTCATTGAATGGATCACCTTTCATAATTACACGGCTTATACCTACCTGGATAATACCCTTAGCGCAGTTGCTGCAGCAAGGTAGACCATACACATACATTGTAGAATCCAATAGCGATATCCCACTACGGCATGCATTGAATATGCAGTTCTCTTCGGCGTGCACGACGTGAGCGTATTTAAACTCTCGGTTTGCATATCTGGCTTCATCGTCGTGAATGTGACGGGGAAAGCCATTATAGCCGGTGCTTAAGATTTCACCCTTGCTACCAACGGTCACCGCTCCGATTTGGGTTGATGGGTCTTTTGACCAAGTTGATACTTCTTTGGCCATGCCAATATAGCGTGCGTCCCATTTATCCATAAAGCTTACTCCAAATATTATGATTGATTTTACGTTGTGCCATAGGATCAGTCCGAATCTTTTCGGTCTTAAGCGGGTGCTTAGCCCTATGGATAATTTTGTCTGGCACCATATCGGCAAAAGCATTCATAAGAACTTTCTTAAAGCCGTTGCGCAAAACGTAAGGTGTTTCAAGTGCAATCTTAACCACATTCGGTGCCAAGAATGGTGCACGTAGTTCGATAGTGCTGTCCATCATAGTACGATCGAGCTTAGGTAGGTGATAGTAAGGTAACTCACAGAATATGTCGCTGTGCTGACTATCATATTGTTTTGCCCGACGATAACCGCCGAAGAGTTCGTCTGCACCATCGCCGGTTAGTACTGCGTGAAAGGTAAGCTCTTTAAGCTTACGTGCCATAGCAATCTGTGGCTTAGTGCTGCCAAGATCTACAGGTGTTTGGTGGATGCGAACAGCATCCTCGTCAGATACCTCGTCGAGGGTAACATGGAACAGTTTATCAGATACGAGCTTAGCAAAGTTAGCTTCGCCATTCTCTACGTGGATAGCAGTAACTTCACGGCCAAGTTCATGTGTGATAATATTATGTATGATAGTGCTATCGAGACCGCCGGACAATAGAATAGAAATGTCGCGCTGACCTCCTAGACGATTTTCTGTGGCCCAGATAAGTTCTTGCTTAATACCAGCAGTCTCGATCCTATCCCAATTCCAATAAGAATAGCATACACGATTTTTAACATAATGGCCGGGAGGAACCTGTTTGATTTCGTTCCAAGGTGAATCTGGTGTAGGTGAGTAACCCCATTTCATTACATTCGAATGGAATGTTTCGTTGCGGGAGACGGGTGCAAGCTCTGTAAGTATACGTGGCTCGGAAGCCATTGCATCCATGTCGGTGCGATAATATAAAGGCTTAATACCAAGATGGTCGGTGATACCAATTAGACTACCGTTGTGGATTGTTACATAAGTCCAAAAGCCGTCGAACTTATGAAACATAGTCAGGGAATCCATTGAATTATGGAACACATTATTAATACATTCAATGTCGTCTTTATAACCAAGTTCTTTGTAGTTAAAGATTTCGCCCACGAACAAGGATGGCGTGTATCCCCGGCGTGGCTGAATAGCGTTAATAGGATCTAGATTTACAAACGGCAACGAGGTGTGAGCAAATTGGAACTCGCCCAGGGCTTGATAGCCATTGTATTTTGCCGAGTGACCACGATATTGCATCATTGGTAAAATGGTCTTGAGGTCTATATCTACGTTTTTTGTAGCGATAAATCCGCACATGCGGTTAAACCTTTCTTTGTGAGTTAAATAATATTTCGGGGATACACTGAAGGGAAGCATCCTGACGGGTAACACAATAGTGTGCGTAGTCGGTACAATCTTCTACTTTAGGGAGGTAAGTCGGTGAATAAAAGTCCATGGTGTATCTCCTATGATGTAAGTATTATGACATATTACTGACGGAATGTAAATCCCCTATTATGCATATGTGCCAATCTTCCAAACCATTGTTACTGTGTTCCATTTGCTGTCGGTGCGGGATTCACGGGACTCGGTCATATCTTGACCACCGAAGCGAGCAGGTATACCAACACTAAAGTCTAAGCCAAAGTCTGTAGTTTCGTAATCCCATCCTTCGATGTCACATGCAATGTTTAGTGGAAAGGTGCCATGCACTTCGTTATCGTCTTTGTCGATGATGGTTACGATTTTCATTTGAGTAGACATAATGTATGTTCCTTTGTTTGCGTTGTTAATAGTACAATACACTATAAAATAGGGGATGTAAACCCCCTATTTCATTTTATTCGTAATTAATTGGATATTAATTGGTTAGAACGAAAAGCCAATACCAATGCCAAAGGTAGGCTTTTGACCAGAAGCAATTGCGACTGAACTGGTAAAGGTTGTGCGATCATTGATCTTTGCACGATAACCAACTGAAAGTGCTCTCTCGCTACCGGATAAGCCAATTGCGACACCAATACCATTTAGAGGTGCAGACGCTAAGGCGTTAATAGAAGCAGCAGTCTTTGCTGACTCTGCAGTAATACGCTTGGAGTTATTAGCAATACCTCTTGAATTATTCTGGATAGCAGAAACATTACTTTCTATCATCTGTCGGTTCTGACCAATGTTATCTCGGTTTGAAAGAGTGCGTGCGCTGTTTCGTGCACCGACTTCGGTGTTTGCTGTAACTCGTTCATCGGTAGCTTCCAAATCATCTTGGGTTTGTCGCCAAGCTTCTTCTGCCATTTCACCAAGATCCTCCAAATCAGCTTGGGTTTGTTCCCAGGCATCGTAAGCCATTTCACCAAGAGCTTCAACCATTGCCGCTGCTTCTTCCCTGTTTTCTTCTGCTTGACCTCTGAGTGCTGCGGCTGAAGAGATAATATCTGAATTATTAGATGCAATAGCTAACCTTAGGACTTCGTCCGCTGCCTCATATGCTACCTCAGCTGATGCTAAATTCTCTTGAGTTGTAATCGCGGTACTATGCGCACTGTTTGCGATGGTACCTACTGAGTTTGCAAGACCGGCTGCTGCGTCTGCGGCATCCATTGCTAGGCCTGCGGTGGTTGTCGCTGTCAATACTTGTCCCGATAGGTCTACGGATAAAGCTCTGAAATCAGTTCCAATGCTTTGCTGAGCCGCGGCTGTTTGTGTTATCTTCGTGGAGTTGGCACTGATTACATTACGGTTGGCGTTAATCATGCCTAATGCAGCAGCGACACGACGTGCCTCTCCCTGGATAACTTGGGCATTGGCGGTGTCGGCAGCTTGTAAGCCTAGGAGTGCCGCTTCGCCTGCTGTAGTCAATGCATCCAAATTGTTGGATACCGTCGTTAAACGTGTAGCCTCACTTGAAAGGTGTGTGCGGGTGTCCATGAGAAGGATAGTGTTGCCTTCAACCACGGTAGTTAAAGCGGCAACGGATTCAGTTAATTCATTGTCTCCTGCTCGGTAATCCTCGACTATTAACCTGTCGACTTCAGTTGTCGAGGCGCTCAGTGCTGCAATGGCTGCAGCATTCTCACGAATATCACTGCCATTGCCCGCAAAGGCAGGCATGACGTTAACGACGGCGCTAAGGATAACACCGGTGGTTATAATTCTCATGTTTGTTCTTCTTTCTTGTTAAAGTTAAATTCAAGTTGTTGTTCGTTGTTAAAGTTAAATTCTAACTGAATCATTTGATTAGTTGTCCTAAGGCGAAACGATCATTAGCAAAGCAATGAAGCGAGGTTGAAGAGAAGTGAAGATAACCGGGTTTAGCAGTTATGCCAGATTGATCGATCATCCATTGAGTAAGTCTATTAGCAAAGTATAAGTCATTGTGCAGGTGACGAACGACGTCGCACGAGCGCATGTGATATGAACAATGTAGTTCTATACCACGTAACATAAAGTGCCAACCGAACGAGCAAGGAACACGTTCACCTTTATTGGCAGCAATAATATCTTCTGGAAACCACATAGGCACATAGCACTGACGGGTAGTAGAATCTTTCTGAAGAAGAGCTACTGCATCGCCGAGGTTACCAGTCTTAAAGCGGATGCCATCCATACTTGGTGCCCACATACGTTCGGGATAGGAGTGGGAGAATGCGGCTTGATTTTCAGACAGATATTTCTCAGTGTCTTTCAACCACATTGTATGTGACGGAGGAGGATTCAAAGGTTCGCCACCGGTCCGTTCGTCGAAGTGTATGTCTGCCCAAGGCTGCGTAGCTTTTAGCTGCGTAGACGCTTTATCCATATCTGAATACATGGGAGCAATAAGATTAGCATGTAAGATTTCAAGGAACGTAGGTGGTTCTTCAGTACCTTGCCAAGTCTCAGTCTTGATCTCGTAGCCTTGGTGGAGAAGAGTCCATCTTAACTTTTTTAGAGCAAGTGCAAGGTTTTGGTTGCGTATAGTGTTCATTCTGTAGTACCCTCTGTCTTAGGCTTGAAGATGAGAACCTGTGGTTCCGTTCGTTAAAATATAAATCTATGCCAAGCTGGCGGCATTCGTCTTTACCCGTGAAGTCTTTGTTTCTATACTCGTCACCGAGGATACGCACATTGATTGGATACATCTGCAGGATATCAACAAGATCTTCTTCAGTGGCATATACCACGATCTCGTCGACATACTTAACTGCGGCCAACTGTGTGTACCTTTCTACAATAGACTGTATTGGTTTATTCTTGTCTATTCTATCATAGGAAGGGTCGACTTGTAAACCACAAATTAGCCAATCGCATTGGGACTTTGCGTCACGGATCATAGCGATATGTCCGGCGTGTAATAGGTCAAACGCAGAAGCAGTAAAGCCTATGCGAGGGTCTTGAGAATGTTCCATGTGTCGTTCCAATCTTTTACAGGATAACAGGAATTGCCGGAATTAATCATCTCGAGGGCTAAGCCGTAGTCATTTCCACCTGGCTGCATTTTGTCCCCAAAGAAGTGTAGATTATGAGCGGCAATGTATTGAATAATCTGCTCTTTGCCACCACCCGGTAATGTAATATCTATGCCAGTTTCACCGGCAACGGTTGCAACATATCCCATCTCACGTTTGTTAATAGTTGCTGCGATTCGCTCACGTTCTTTCATTACGGTATCAAAATTAATATAGGATGCACGCTGGTCTTTTGTGCAACCATGACCTACGACGCTGAAGTTAATTAGACCCGGACGAACATCTATATGGTTAGCGTGGAACACGCGACGGACAAACGGGGAAGTTTTTCGATAGTGGTCAAGGACAAGTTTAAGTTGCGGTGACACACTAATACTGTTAGACAGAATGTTTTCGCCCTTCTCCCATATATCGTTACCACTACATTGATAAACAGTCGCTGCAGCATCCATAATCTTAGGTCCAAGTTGGTTTAACGTCTTTGGTCTATCACTACCGGTTACAAGGATTATTTCGTTCTCAGAAGCAAAGTCTAAAAACCAGTCATGAAATTTAGGATCTATTTTGTCTCGTGACGGGGTAAGTGTTCCGTCTACATCAAAGATATAAACATTATGCATGGCCTACAGAATTCCTTTTAATATCGTTCAGCACCAACTCAGTCCAATACAATTCAAAGGCAATGCCACTTTCTAGGCATTCAAACTGATGATATACGCCAGGCTTAACTTTAGTGTAGCTGCCAGGGTAAAGCTCGGTCTCATCGACAAGGTCATAATCAGTCTGGTATACTCGAATAAGCATACGACCGGATTCTACATAAAATCCATTCCACTTAAACTCATGACAATGCGTAGAGCAAACGCCGCCTTTATTCATCTCAATGCGGTGGAACTCAAGAGCGCCATTGGCTTCAACCAATTCTGTGTTGCCCCATACTTTACCGGCTATCATCTGATTTGCCTTTCATATACTGAGGAGTTGGGCTTGCAAATCCTGCGAACCATTTTTCCAGTTTCTTAATCAATTTATCCATTCCATTCTCCGGCATCCTGGGGTGTATTAATCTCGATACCATTCCATTCTACCATAGTTACATGAGGCCGTAAACCCCCTTTTATGAATCGAAGCTGTTCTAATCCTTCATGGACTTCTTCTTCACACTCGCCAGTTGTGTCATACCAATCTAAGGCAAAGCGCTCATAGGCATATACACCTAAGTGCCAATCGCCATAGGTTAATCCTCTGCCACACCATAATGCTTCTTTTTGGTAATCGTAAATAATTTTTACACTGTTCGGATCAAACTGCCGATCTTCTGGCATTTCTGTGGCAAGGGTAGACACACCAGTGGATTGAACGTTCTTAAGAACCGCTTCGATCATATCTGGTCTAATGTCTGGCATATCACCCTGAACGTTTACAAACGTGTCGTAGTTATTAAAGAGAGTAGATTCAAGTGCGCCGGCAATACGCTCGGTGCCATTGTTATAGTCATGGTAATCTATATATACACTTGCTCCAGCCAACTTAGCAGCGTGAGCAATTAGCTTATGGTCAGTTAAGACATATACGTCATACGGTGACTTAAGGCATTCTTTTACGACCCGCTGGATCATAGGAATCCCACCCAAGTCAGTCAATGGCTTACCGGGGAAGCGGCTGGAACTATACCTAGCCGGAATAAGAATAGCGGTGGATGTCATGGATAACCCTTTCAAAATCATCTAGGTACAAAGTGTTCGATGCGTCGGACGGAGAACTGTCGGGATCAGGATGAACTTCTAAGAAAAAGTTTTGGACTCCCAAAGCCGCAGCAGCACGAGTAAGACCTGGAACGTAATCACGATTGCCACCAGAACTTTCGCCGAGTAAACCGGGTCGCTGAACTGCGTGGGTTGCATCAAATACAATAGGTACATTATAGTTATCAAGCATGTACTGCATGCCAGTAAAATCAACAACAAGGTTATTATATCCATGTGTTACTCCTCTTTCCGTTATCCACACGTCTCCGTGGGTTTTACTTAGAATCCCATGGACGTCCACCGGTGCCATGAATTGCCCCTTTTTAATATTAACTATGCAATCAGTATCACACGCTGCCTGGATAAGGTCTGTCTGCCGTGATAGGAATGCGGGGATTTGGATTACATCAACATAGTTCTTAACTATATCTATCTGCGCTTCATCGTGCACATCTGTAACGATAGGGATTGTGCGGTACACGCCAAAGTTTAAAAAGTCCTGCATAGTCTTGATAAGACCTACACCACGTCCGCCGTTTATATGCGAGCGGTTTGCTTTATCAAAGCTTGCTTTAAAGTAATACTCCATGTCATACATTTCGCACACTCGGCTACATTCATCAGCGATTTCTAGCGATAGTTCTAATGACTCGTGCTGACACGGTCCTGCGATAATTCTCATTTAATTGTTCCTATATGCATATTCGATTGCTCGATCTGCTTCTATGTTGAGCGGTCGATTTTCATACCAATTACCATTTTCTGCATCGAACTGCTTACATAAGTCTGCAACTTGATTCGAGGTAATGGGGTAACCTCTTGATATAGCACGGCCGGCGATTGCGACCATCATGCCATACATCTTAGAATACCAACCGGCATCTGAGATAACTCTATATTCGTTTGCCATGCGCTGTGGCCAGAATGGGCAATCATGATAACCTGACCAATGGAAAGATGCATTAGTCATGGCATTTTTACGATGTTCGATTACTGCATTCTGTATAGCATCAGGCAATCGATCCATAAAGTTATTCGAATTCCTCTTCTCTGCATATGGATACGCAGCGAGCAAAGCATTCGAATCAATTGTATTACCTTCTTGGGAGAAGATAAAGTTGTGAGCTTCGTTGTATGTTGCTGGGATATAATACATGCGAGACAAGTCTTTGCATTGCTTATCGCCAGACTCATCCAGTTTACTTTGTAAGGCAAACCAAAAGTGCTTGATCTTATCCGCAGGGATATGTCTATCTAATTCGAATACCATGCGGAACTTTACTTTGCCAGGGCGTGAGCTTGCAGTGCTATAACAAATAAACTTCCAGTCGCCAGCAAGCTTAAGGACATAATCTTTTATGTCACCTTCGATCTTTACGTCGTCTACATCCACTGCAGCCCAACCAGCCCAGCCGATAACATTCTTATTCGCACGGGTAGTGTCAGGCACGTAGATAGCAGGCGAGACGAGTGGTGCGTCACGCTTACCAGCTAGTGCCCGACCAGCAAGCATATAGAGAAACTTCTCGAAATGTTTCCATTCCGAGAAGTCCAATTGCTTGGGCTTATTATCGTATTGACTATCGAACGTTGAAAGGGAGATCGCCATGGTTACCCTCGTGTGTTGGTGCTGTCCAGCCTTCTGGCTTAATCAAATCCGGAAGTCCGAAAGGATTTTTGCGCTCTGGCTTTACACCAGTTTCTTTTGACATGTTGGCTTTATGAACCTCGCCCCATGCTTTGTTTGTATCGATACCAAATACATCCAACGTGCCAAGGGCAAATACCACTAGATCAATGAGTCCGTCTACGACTTCCTCAGGGTCTTGTTCAAACAATGCTGCATCGATTGTTTCATTCATCTCTTCGAAACACATGCCCAAACGAAAGCGCAGGTATTTAAGCATTAGGTCGTTGTTGTGTCTATTGGTTTGCATCCACTCGTGTACACCGAACTTGGCGTGCATATCAGCAATGTCATTAGCAAAATCTGTCATGTAGTTCTCCATTGTTTATATAAGTATTGTATCGAATTCAAAGGGATCTGTAAACCCCCTATGAGAAAAAGTCTTCGAGAGTAGCGCGTGGTTCTGCGGACCAACCAATAGCATCTAGAATAGAAACTACAGGATCAAGGAAAGCTTTGTTGAATTGCTTATCGTAATCCACATATTGGTGCAGGTGGAATTCGTCTGGCAAGTAATCAGGAAAGGCGATTACGTTTTCTTTAATAGGATTCGGCAGCTTTAAGTAGGTATACTTTAGCTTGACGCCTTCTGGCATAGCTTCGTATTGCTTGTCCAATCCTAATGCCTTGAGGTTATGGTTGTATAGAATAGCACCGCGCACGTGGATCGGTGTGCCTTTCTTATATAGGGTATTCCTATCCATCCACTTTTTAATCTCGTTGGCACCACTTGGCTTAGCAATCTGATCGGGACGTAGCAGCTTAAACTTTGCTTTGACGTCGCGGATGTAGGCCTGCGTTTCTTCTTCGGTGCCTGACATAAGCACGGGGAATAGGTTACGCATCCAGTCGCGGCATGCTTCGGGCGTGGAAGACTTAATGGCTTCGATACCCATAATCTTAAGCTTAGGCTGTTTGTATTGTACGCCTTCGGAGTTATGCACGTTTAGGATGTAGCGTTTCTTTGCCTGCCAAATGCCACGATCTGCGATTACCTCCCGATCCATAACCTGCCGCTGCTCGAACGTATTCATCTTGGTGTGCACGTTTTGCATTGCAGCGCCAAAGATCTTATTGAAGTGGGTTTCACATACTTGGTCGAGGAACTTAACTGGATCTTTTGGACTCATCTTTTCAATGAGAGGTGCAAAGTTGACATAGACAGAATCGGTGTCGATAGCAATGACATAGTCTTGGTTGTCTGTGCCAAGCATTCGGTTAAGCTCAAGGTTAATAGTTTTCTCACAGGTCTTAATAATATACTGACCTGTCATAGTAATACCTTCGGCAATACGTAGATCGAAGTAGCGATACCAACGGTTGCCAATAGCACCAAACAGAGAGTTCATAAGAATCTTAATAGCCATTTGCTTATTCTCACACGTAGAGATTTCGCGCTCGAGCTCTTTAGTCTGCATGATTTCGTATTTCTTTTTGGCTTCGAGCATTTGGTGCTTGACCTGCTTACGCTCGGAGTAGTAGTCTACAACAATCTGTGGGAAGATACCTTGCCCGTCGTTGCTGAACATAGTGCCGTTTGCTGCCAGTGATCCTTCGGGCTTTTGCTCGGGATCATTCTGCACATAGTAGTCTACGCCCGATGCCATGGAGCGATTCTCGATAAGCTTTTCCGGTGACATATTCCATTCGGCAATAATGTTTGGATATAGAGATGCAAGGTCAAAGCTAACCACCCAGTCGTATATACCAGGAACAACAGACTTAACATAACCACCTACAAAGGCAGCGTTCATAGCTCCAAGTAGACCTTTGTCACGCATAGCCGGAACCACGATGCCTTTCTGATGTAGCTCGCGGTAAACGATTGAATCCCAGATTGCAGTAGTACCAAACACGTCGCCGTAGTTAACACCGGCTTTATAGGCAATAGTAAAGCATAGACCAATAAGGTCCATTTTGTCATCCATGCGCTCGACAAGCTCGACGTCTTTAATGTTATAGTCGACGTATAGTTGTGGATTCTCTTTATACAGATTCTTAAGCGAACCGTATTCTTCGTAGGATAGCTTCTTCTCGCCAAGTACTACGGAGGCAATGTGATCCAGTTTATAGGATTCTTGCGGACCATATTGGTATGCAAACTTCTGGAACAGGTCGTAGTAATCAAGTTGGGCAATACCCATCATGACATACGAATCCATGTTCTTGCCTTTAAAGTTAATAGACTTTTTGTAGACCCTATTCCACGGGGAAAGACGCATAGCTACTTCTTCGCCCGCGATGCGTGTGATACGATTAACAAGGTAGTGGATATCAAAGAAGCGCACGTTCCAGCCAGTAACTGCATCGGGATAATCTTTGCACCACCAATTCATAAACTTAGCAAGTAGTTCTACTTCGGACTTAGCATAATGATATTGGATAGTAAGGTGCGTCATTACAGACTTATCGATATCCCATTCGCAGGTAGTGAATACGTGGTATACCATAGACTTAGATGATTTACACGTGATAGCGGTAACGGGATGTTCGGCGGTGTCAGGATGCGGAAAGCCATCTTCGGAATGGACTTCGATGTCCAGGTTAACCGAGTTAATCATCTTCTGATCGTACTTGACTTCGCCAGGGTATTTGTCCTGCAAGAACTGCATTACCGGCCGATCTGACCCGTAGTACTTAAAGCCTTGCAGACCTTCTTTATCTTTTACCCATTCGCGCATTTCGTTAGGCGATTGGAATTGGAATGGTTCGACCATTGTACCATCCACCGTATGCAGAGAGGTAGGCGATTTGCCACCTTGTGCTTTTAGGTATAGGCTAGGTTCGTATTTGTATTTGTGCATGATTGCGGTACCATTATCGGTATAGCCACGGTAGCACATTCGGTTATTAATAACTTCGACGGATGTATAAAAGCTCATAAAGACTCCATGATGAATGATATTGTTATTACTATACCACATTATTTAGGGGATGTAAACAAAAAAGTGGACACTAACCGAAATTAATGTCCACAAGTCTGGTTATTTGTTTAAAAGCTCACGGTGCATCTTTGCGCACTTTTCTGCTTCTTCGTGATATCCTTGAGTACGCAGAGCCGAAGCGGCTCGAGCATCCCTCCTCCC